TCATGCCGATGGTTTATCCGGCCAAACGATTGGCGCGGGAGACTGAACATCTACACGACTCAGCAATACACGATACTTTTTCCATAATGGAAGCGCCGCCGCCTCATCTTCGGTCGCCATTTCTAAATCTACCGCATCTTGAAGCACTGATATCCTATCGGTCGCTGCTGCGATTAACTCAGTCTTCTTCGCAGTATTTACTGCAACTTTCCCCGCGTTTTGTTCAGCAAGAACCTCTTCCGGCGTCTTGGCGGCTGGGGGTATCAGAGATCCATTAACATAGGTATAGCCAGGTCCCACGCTTTTCCAGTCATCATCACTAAGTCCAACCGCAATGATGCCAGCCACAGGAGAAATATCATCCTCAGATAAATACATCCCCGTAATATTTCCTGTGGAGTCGACAGTAATAGATTTCATTTCCATAGTCCTTAAAGTAATGCGATCACATTTACATTCAACCCCAACGTAGTGCTTGGGTTGAATATTGTGCTATTGGTTGCGCTGATAGTTGATACCCATGGAGGCGTCTCGATTGCAGCGCTTGGGGCTACAGGCGTAATTATCATTTGTGGGGCGGAGGGGAAAGATAACGGGAAGGTCCAAACTACACTGCTGTTGGCCGGTACGGCGACAATAAAACGGCAAACCTGCATCACATTTGGAAATTTATAGTAAGTTCCGTTTCCGTTATTTCCTGACTGAAACTGATCAAGCCTAACGGCATGCGCCGCTAAGGTGGCCGCCGCCACTGAAAACTGTTGTGTTGATGACCCAGACACGGAGGCGGCTAAAATATTACTTCTTGCTGCTGCTTGAGCAACACTGCCAGCAGCAGAAATTTCAGAGAGATTATTAAGCTTTTGCAGAAATTTCAACCCACCGTTTGTATTTAGAGCTGTCAGCAAGTTCGCCAGTATTGCATCCGTATCACCATTATCTAAAACATCGTTCCCGCTTGAATTGGCAATAAATTGCGCAAGAACGGAAGCCATCACCGTACCCTGACGAAGCGCCTTGTTAATCTGAGCAGATGATGCCTTGCCAGACTGGAACCCTGTCAATAAAGCGGCCAGCGCTTCATAGGCAGTTTGATCGGTCACATTAGCACCAGACCCGATCCCGAATGGTTTAAAATTATTTGTCGGCATTATTTTTTATCCAATAAAAAACCCGCCGAAGCGGGTGATGGTAATTAAACAAATATCAACGGTACGGCGCTTCCCTGCGCATACACACATTTAGAAAATCAAGGCTGGGAATTTTGCCTGGATGCAACGAAGAATATAGGAACGCACAAGGGCCATCTCTGATGATGAAAGCACACGATCGAAAACCAAATAAGCCGCAATCCTGTTTTTTGCGGTACTTGAGCCAAAAAGTGCAACAGCTCCTTTGCCAACGCGAAGTGTATTAGGCGCGCGCACTTGGCCAGCACTTAATGAGACCGAAGCAGAGGCCCCTGACGTTAAGTTAGTGATAGTTCCACCATTAGCTGTCAATGTGACACATAGTAAAGCAGGTTTGCTGAAATCGAATCCTGCCAGTGTAAGCAGGGCAACGGAATATGTATCGTTAGATGTATTGTGATATCCAACACCTAACTGCAAAGCACCTGAGCCATTAATCATGATTCCAGCACCAGGAAGAGCAGATGCCGATGTGCCGCCGTAGCTGGACATTACTAATCTTGATGCGTTATCACTGTTTGGATCGAAAAGTACAAACCAAGTCTGATTTGATCCGTCTTGAATTCCAAGATTAATGTTTGCCTCTGATGCATTATTTGAGAATAAAACATACGGTGTACCATCAATGATGCTTGGAGTACCGACTACTGTCGGAAAAGTTTCACCCGGCATTAGATTCTGACCAATACCTGTATAGGTGAAAATTTCTGCCCTGCGGAGCGAAGTTGTATCAAAACCGGGAGAATAACCATCAGGCTCAGAAATGCTTGATAGTGCGTTGCTTGTATATAAAGTAATGCCCATGATTTTTTACCTTATCCTGCGCTGACAGTTACGACCTGGGCCCATGCCCAGTTGTTTAATGGATACGGCTTATTGACAAGTTCCAGAATATTTTCATCCGTATACTGACCGCTGCCGTCGATATAAACGTAATTTTCTGTTGCTACAAATGGGTCGGAGTCTTTCAAGCACCCATTACCCCCATGCACTGTTTTGTCTGCGTACCAGATTTTCACAGTCCCTACAGCGTCACGATTGAAATTCAATTTCACGACTGTATCTGCTGCAATTTCGACTGACGTTATCGATAGGGTTCCATTATCGTCAGTCGCCCGGTAGCCTTTATTCACGTATGTTGTCGCGGTGCGACCAACGTAAGGCGTCCCCCACTGTAATGGAGGGGCAGGAACCGCATAGCATAGCAAGCCTACATTACCCAGAATGACCGCCTTGATACAGTGCAACGGCTCCCACCCTTCCCCCAGAATCAAGACACGAAATGCCACTTTCGCATCCTGCTGAGAGCGCCAGCGATACCCATTTGACGTAAGGTGAAATCCTTTATCTGGTAACTGATATGTCGTACTAGAACCATAAAAATTACCGCCCAAAAGCGCGAGATCTAATTGAGCCATGCCGATTGATAATTCGTTTGCATCACTTGTAAACCCTGCGCCGGTCTGGCTTAAAAATAACGCCGGAGGGTTTTGGTTAGAGCAGAAATCCGAAACAATATCATTATACAGTTGTATTAATAACGCTTTCCATCCTTCGCGGGATTCGGTTCCGCCATAGGTAGGGTTATAGTTCCACTGCCCCTGATCAAAGAAAATACCTCCAATACCAAAAGTTTTCCCTTGAGCGTCTGCGATTGCTTTAATTTTTGTAACTGCCTCTCTGACACGATTATAAAGCTCTGGGCTGGCTCCTTTTGAAAGGGCTTCAATTGTTCTCCCATTCACCCCGCAGCTAGCCAAAATTAATGAACGTGCTGAGTCTGTTAGTTGGTTGATATGACGCAGCCATAGACTACGCAGCATGTTCACAGCGGAAACCATTCCCTCCCCTTCGTTCGGAGAACTAGCAGGAAGTGCGCTGACAGCAGAGTCAGTCATAATTGCTGAGCCGTCTGAAGTTTGGACTACCGCTTTAAGTGGATTCAGTACTGCGCTCCCTACGGGGTTAAAGTTTGCCGCTGTGCGGCTATTTGGGCGTGGAGAGTCACCGAACATCAGATTACCAAGATTTTCGTAAACGGTGGTGCTAAGGGCTGGGTATCCCTCTTGAGACGTTTCTAACGATTGACCGTCACCAATAATTAACGTCAACGCAAACACAAGGCGCTCGATATCTGAGTTATATCTGCTGCGAACTTTGCTGTAATAATTCAAATTCTCGGCATTGAGAATATCAATTCTGTCCTGCAAAGTAAGTCCGTCACCGGAATTTGCACCTACTAAATTGCCTTCTTTATCGATAATCGTTTTGGCTCGTCCAATTAAGTCCGCTACTTTCAAAAACTCTGGACCAGAAATATCAATGCGGGAAGCGCCTAAATCAAAAGATACGCCTGTGTTGGATAACTTTGCTGCATCAGTACCGAAAGAATTACCCTCTAATATGCGCAAACTTCTTGGGGCTACAAATCCGTTATCATCAACTAGTGTTACTTTCTGACCAAGAGTATTCTCTACATAGATACCGCCGCCTTCATCAGAAACTAAAAGTTTGAATCCATCAAGCTCTATACCATCTGGTTTAACGCGGGCGAATTTTGTTCCAAACTCACCATTTATAAGGGCATAAAACTGACGGTATCCAAGAACGTCAACCACGCGCAGTACTTCATCGTTTATGTCTTTATTAATTAGTGAGTTTAATTGCGTTACTTGTGATTTAACTTCATCCATTGCCGCCTGACCTACTTGCTTAGCAACTGCCAGAGCCACGCCAGCGTTATTCAAATAATAAATAAAACTGATTTCACTGCCTGTGCCCTGTGCAACCCTAAAGTAATTCCCGCTCGTTGTGCCGGAAAGCCCCGCTATCGTACCGTCTGGGTCAGATGGAGTGATATAAAAGGTCGTCCCGCCATCAGAGATGGACTGGGCGTTTCCCGCTGCGACTTGGGCTGCTGTCATGGCTGTCTGTGAGCTTTGGTTACTTAATTCCGCTTCTGCTGCTGACTGTGATGCCTGGTCAGCGCTCACGATTGCCTGTTGTCCTGCAGTGGTAATTTCATCAATTCTGGCTTCAACTTGAACCTGAAGAACAGGAAATGATTCCCCTTTTCGATTTGAGGTTTCGCCTGAAGAATTATTCACAAACTCATCAATAGTAAGCAGGTTGTCATTTAAATCCGTGAGAACGCTTGAAGGCACTGGATTATCGGTGTTATAACGCTGTGACATTTTTATTCCTTACTAATAACTTTCATAATTTAATTAGCGGGACAGGTTATAAGTTTCGCTCCCACGCTCCATTATCAAAACCGGCAACATAATCATTATCTACATCGAAACCAAAAAATTGGTAACCGTCAGAAGGTGTAATAATTTCACCGGAGAAAACCCCCGCAGCCTTGACCGTTAAATAACCCTGTTTAATTACCGCGATTATTTCAGCCGATGCGGAGTTCATTGATAATGCCGTGTAATCTGTTGCCACATAACCTTCTGGCAGCGTCACAAATCCATCCCCGTTTAAACTGTTATCCAGAATAAGCCGGTCAGTATCGCTGAGGGTTTGCGGTTCGGATAAAACCCAGATTGAAATAGTCATGTCCTGATTATCGACTATCGCCATCCTGACGCCTGAACCCGCTAAGGCTGTATCGAGGATTTCAGGTAAGGTTTCGTTTGTGCCATCCCAGTGGTTAATGGCAATTTTTGCCTTAAGTACGATCCGGTAAACTTCATCGCTAAGGCTGGTGAAGCCTTCGTCTGGGTCATAAGGCCCCTGCCATGAACCCTGATCGTATCCCAGATTATCGGTATCAAAAGAAAAATAGACGCCGGATATGGGCTGACTTACGACGCGTGACCTGCCAATCCATTTCCCCAAAATATCTAACTGGACGCCCTCTGCAGCATCAATATCAAACTTTGAAATTAAACCTGATATCGAACCAATAGCATCGGTGAAAGGTCGGGTTATCAGGTCAATGTGATCGACAAAGAGAGGTTTTTGCCGATGGTAGTTGGTGATGAGTTCGGTGTATTTACTCATGGCGAAACCGTTATATTGATGTTTGCAATATCACAGGTTGCTGACTCATCAAAAACAATGGTGATATTGCTGGCCGATAATGAACCAGTGCTTTTCCCTATCAGCAGACTGGTAATATCGTAATAGCGACTTTCCCCACCACTGACCACACCGAGGTTTGCCGGGGAATAGACCCGGCTTAAAAGCACGTCAGCCCCGATGCTCAGGGAATTAATGTAAGCGGCAACCGCTGTTTTGATATCCACGCCGACTTGTGACGTATACCCAGAAAATGCCTGGATGGTTATATCGACATATACCGGGACCGGAACAGGGCGATTAAAACCAATAGGGTGAGGGTTTCCGTAGGTGTCCAGAATGGTAATGACCGTGCTTCCGTTAGGCGTGACGCCCTGGCCTTTTTTCAAGCGAATGACCTTTGCAATTTCCGTCGCGTCACCACCATCAACCACCGCAGTGATCGAGTGCTCCGGTAATCCGTTGCTATCCACGGTGCCGGTATCGTTCTCATAAAGCACATGGCGTTTAACACCGGAGACGTTAGCGATAGCCCCATCAAGCGCATCAAATGGCGTTATTGAGGATAAGGCTACGCTCTGAGTTTGCCGCGTGCGCAGCGCCGCATCGGTCTCTGCTGCAGTGCCGACCGTGGCCGCGCTCGGGTTAGTGACCGATACCCAGCCGCGTGTCGGTGTATTGATGCCGGTGACCGTGCCAGCCAGAGCGGCGACCGCACCCGCAGTGGCGCAAGTGGCCGTTACCAGCACAGTTCCATCGGTGCCGATCACGACTGACGCGGGAAGCGTCCAGATAATGTTGTTTGAATCTTTCGCTGAACCGTTGGCGATTATCAGCCCGATGGTGCCGGTAATCAGCAGATCTACGGTCGAGTTATTCGCCACTCCGCGAGAAATGCCGTTTATCTTCACGTTGCTGGACAGGCCAACACCGATACCCGTTGCCGGAGAGAATGAGTTATAGGTGGCAATCGCAGTATTGTTGGCGTCGTGGATTCCCAGCGCGTACAACGCCACCATTTGCCCGTCTTTACTGTCCGGGTCTAAGTAGGCATCAGATCCGTAAATTTGCTGAAAGTAGCCGGTTAATGTGCTGAGGATGGTCTGGTAATCAGGCGCGCTGATCCCCTGAGCTGTTACCGTCGCCGATAACCCCAGTGTGTCAAGATTGATAGCCATTACGCCTCGCTTGTTACTGTGGACTTGCCGTAAATGGTGTCTATGGTAGCCGTGAAAGATACGCGCCGTGTGGCGCTGTCAACGGACGTATCAAAGGAGATAATTGAATTCACACCCTGCGTTTGCAGGATGTGCTGGCGGATCGCCAGGTTATAAACGTCGGGGCTTTGCTTTCCGAGAACTGACTGGATGTAAGGCGTTCCGGCGGTCGTGTCGAGGAACCATTGCCCGCGCCAGAGTAAGAAGCGCGTTTTCACCGCCTGCGCCACCGTATCCGGCGAGTTAATCAGAAACGTGTTATCGCCCCGGCCAAACGTGTAATCTCCATCAGCGTCTTCGCGTCGATATCTCATATCAGTTCACCTTGTCGGTATTCCCGCTGCCCGTCTGGACGCCGCCATGCGTATGCTGATCGCTGATGTCTTTGCCATTGGAAGTCAGCGTGCCGATAAACTTGATGGCGCCGGTAATCGTTGCCGCGGTGCCGGATGCAATACTGCCGACCATGCCACCCATCCATGTTAAAAGGCCATGGATAGTCACGGCCGCCGAAAACGTGGATTGCGGCGCCGTAACGTTGAATCCGCCAGGGGCGACGATATTGATCGTTTGTGTGGTCGGATTAAGTTCGAAATACGTTGAACCGTCGTCACTGCGCATCTGTGCCGAATTGGTGCTAATGCCGCTGATTTTCTGCGCCTGAGACTGTGGGCCGACAATGGCAAAGGCATCAGATAAATCATGCCTCCGGGAATCTACCGGCTCCTGCACTCCCCCGCTTTGCCACCAGAAATCGATACAGCTATCGGAAAACATTATCAGGCACTCATCGCCAGGCTCGACCGGGAACGTCATAGTGACCCCGCCGCCGCGCTGGAAAATCACCGGGACGTCGGTCAGCAGAGAAAGCGGGGCAGACTGCTCATTGCCCGCATCATCAGTTTTAATGCCCATGATTGCGGGTTGAACGACACAGGTAACGGTTTCCGGATCGAATGACTGGATGATCCCCGGCATGTGCACCCGCAATCCCGCTGAAATGGCTTTGGACAGTGCGGCGTCGAGGTGCTCACGGTTACCGACTTGTGACCCAAGGGATACTGGCATGCGATTCTCCAGGCAATAAAAAACCCGCACGCGGCGGGCTTATAGAAGATGTCTCAGAAAATATGAGAATTGTCAGGAAAGTTTGTATAGGTCGATCAGCTTCAAGAATCCGCCACTACCACAGGCTGTAAACCTGATGAAATAAGGCTCACCAATATTTATCATGCTGTTAGCTATGTCGTTGTCATTCTTTGATAATGTTTCAAACCCGGTTGGTATAACAAAAATCTTACCATCAACTCCCTGAAATCTTATTAACTTGATTGTCACTCCACTATCAGAATACTGAGTGTTTTTTGCCACGACCAAGCCTTCGTGTAGTTCGCAACCTTCCATGTTTGCATCATCTAATCCTTTGATCGATTGACTCTGCGTAAGCTGATCGTATTCAATTTTCGCCGCTGCATTAGATGAAAAAGGGAGAATTAAAATACCGAAAATAAAAAGTCTTTTTAGCATAGCCACCTCAATTATTTTCCATTTTCGCTATTTTGTTTTAACGCAATCGTACGTCCAGAACTGACGAGGTTCATCCATGTTGACCCGGACTACTTCGACATTAAGGATCGCTTTTTTATTGCGTTTAATGTAATCCAAGCCTAGCCAGCGGCCTACGTTTTTATCTGGCAACATCCACTGCATCATGACGTTATCGAAATCATTTTTCTGTTTAAGGAACGTCATTTTTTGTGTTTCAGGAGCGCGGCCATTGATATGCATCAGGCCATCACTTTCACCCTTCAAAAAGAAAGGCCCGCACTGCGTTGCAGAATAGGCTGAACAAGAAAGCAGTAAAGCGGTTGTTATTGTTAATACTTTAGCCTTCACTATGCCACCTTATTTATCGTGCTGAGCGACTGAAGTTCTTTAGCGCCTTTAGCCAGGCACAGCAAATCCATATACCATGGCTGCCCTCGAGTGTCGCCAGTATAGTTTATCGCCCCAACCTTGTAATCACCATCCATATTGATTGAGGCCAGTTGAGAACCGCCCGGGATCCCATTTACGTAAAGGTTACCGTTATCGGCTGTCTCACCCAGAACGCCGGGCGCAGTACCAATCTGCTCATTCGACAGGCTGGCGCGGTATACCGATGCCTGATCCAGACGAATAAGCCCCCCAAGTTTTATGTTTGGGTTAATCAGACACCTCACGTTAACACCCGCACCCATGGTCTGCTGTGGCATACCAATGAGACCGGTGTTTGCGTTGAGAACAACGATGGAATCAAGATATTTCGTTTCCGGAAGGATGTGAACCTGATTGTTTTCATACCACCAGTTAGCGCCACATTTTTCAGCGATTTCGTTTATCACATTCGAGGTGTTGTTAACGATGACTTTTCCGCGAGGGAAAACGGTTTTAGGCATTTCAGGGATTGAACCGGCGGTGATACCGAATGGCGCATACGTCTTCATCGCCTCATTGAAAAGCGTGTCGTACGTCCAACCCGCGGCAATTGTGGTACGCATCCCTGCGTACATATGCCCATTCCAGCTATCAACAGACTGAATCAGTATCCATGTATCGGTGATGTTATCTTTGCCAGCGACGGTAAACCGGATCTCGCCGTTAAAAATCATCCCGATGTTCTGATCTGGATAATTCCCTGCATCGTCCATATCGCCATCGTATCCAGCGATAACGCGGATGCGCCCGAATTCTTTATTTTGTATTCTGTTCTGTGTTTCCTGCGACAGGTTATAAATTTTGAAATTGCCAACAAAGCCGTTAAAAATGGTGGCTGGCATTTTTTCAATATCGAACGTCACCTTTAAGTCAGAGAGTACGATCCCGTTGCCGGTATCATCCAAAAGCTGAATCTCAAAGTGGCGCATCCAGTTCTTAGACATTATGACTCCGTAACCGCATAGAGGTGGCTCGTTGTTCCGAGGCCGGTTTGGGTAGGATATTCGACACCAGGCTCATCGCACGCAACAGCCAAGCCGAAACCCAGCCCGAGATAAGCATACTGCGCCAGCAGGTCAACACCTGTAACCAGCGGGATACCGGCTATAAGGTCCGTATCACTGCTGTCTTTCAGGTCGAGGATCCAGCCCATCGTATCGCGCCAGACAATTCTCATCGTCAAAGAGTTGCCGTTTAACGTAATGCTGAAAGTCTGGTTATCTGCTGTCAGCGGGATTTCTGTAACGACCATTTAGCCCCCGAAAAGACTACTGAGAATGGACTGGTTTACAGCCTTTGGCGTTTTAACACCGGTATTCTGCGTCGCGCTGGTATTCACTCCCTGAGTCATATTTTCCTTGGCGGCGCCGGTGATCACCTGCGTTTGTGTGGTAATCACCTCCCTGAGGGTGAGGGTCGCCATCAGAACGTTTTCACTCGCTTTGTCAGTGGTGACATCCAGAACGCGGATCAGCATGTTGGTGTACATCCGTTTGCCCGTCACCACATCAAAGGGTTTTCGGGAACGCTGCAGCTCGAGCAAAGCCTCATACATTTCTTTCGGGCTTTTCCCCAGCGTTAGGCCAAGCCCAGATGTGTCAGCAAAATCCAGTACCGATCCGCCCCCGGAAAAACCTGTTTCCATCACCACTTCCGATGGTCGGCGGTATGCATGGTCAGCGGCATACCCTGCGCCATCCGCGCTGGCACCCCCTGTTGTGGATGTCGGAACCTCGAGAGGGTGCTCTGTGATTTCCAGCGCATCGCTGTGTTTTTCCGTAATAACCACGTCAGGAATTATCAACCCTATCTGGCGCGAGCGCTGGGAGAAAAGAACAGAGAGATAATCCATCAGCCGTTAACCCTCTTGAGTTGTTGCGTATTTCTGGAATTTACGGAATTTTGTTTATCAGCAACGATATTCCCGGCCTCGCGCGGATCGCTCACGCCGGAAATATAAATGTGGGTTTCGTTCTGCTGATTTACGCCACTCCCCGGCATATTGCTGCGCACTTTCGGCACGTATTCCCGCGTTTCCTGCGGCATCAGACCCATTCCATATTTCTGGACGTTACCGATCCCCCAGTTATACGAGGCCAGCGTTTTATCCAAATCGCCGCCGTTCGCCTTCAGCAACTGCGCCAGATATTTAGCCGCCGCCTGAGCCGATTTAATCGGGTCGAAAGCCTCATTGCCACGCAACCCCAAATCTCTGGCAGTCCCCGGCATGAGCTGGAATAAACCCTGAGCGCCCGCGCCAGATACAGCATTTGGATCACCGGCAGATTCAGTAATCGCCACGCTTTTCAGTAAACCATCAGGCAAATGATAGAGCGCTTCCAGCTTATCCAGTGTAGGGCTTAGCCAGCCCAGCAATGCCGCGCCACTGGCTGATGCCTGTGGCCGCTTCACCGATTGAGCAAACTGAGCGGGATCACCGCCATCAGGAGTACCGCTGAAGAAGTTCTGCATGTCCTGTGTATCTTTGTCGGACATGATGTGAGCTTTTCGCAGGAGTCGCCAGAACGGGCTGTTTGCCAGCTTACGGCCGAAATCCTCAAAGAAACCATTGAATCGGAGATTCACATAGTTAATGGCATCATTAATGGCTTTCGACCAGTCACCTTTCATGAAATCAGAAAGGCCCTTCAGCGTTCCTTTCCAGGTGAGAGTGCCGGTATTGAGGTCATTCAGCTTATCGGTAAACCAGTCGAGTGCTTTTTTGGCCGACTCTATACCGGGCTGCCACTGCTCCCAGTCAATCAGGCTTTTACTGCCTTCCTTCCATGACTTGTAATCGTCATAGAGAAGAACCAGAGAACCGATCAGCGTGGTAATAATGCCGATCGGTGAAGTCATGAAGGCGGTATTTAGAAGACGCCATGCCAACATCAACGCGCCGAACGTACCGATAAGCTGCTGAGTCCCCTTATCGAGTTTGTTCCACCACTCACGGATATCCCCGGCAGCCTGAATCAGCCGGAACACGACTCGTCCGATAGTATCCGCCAGCCATAACAGCCCTCGCACGCCGCGCGTAATGGTGTCTTCAATTTTCGGGAAATTATCGAGGATTTGTTTTCTCAGGCTATCGATCGAGCCAGCCAGTCCATTAGCGAGATTGGACCCGATTTTATCCCGCGCCATGGCCGCCATCGCGCTGAAATCACGCAGTGAGGTCATGAAACGGTTAGAACCGACAGCAGCCTGATCGGCGTTATACCCGATGGTTTTCGCCATTGCCGAATATTCAGCGCTGAAAGTACCCATACCGCGGCGCATTGCCATCAGCGTATTTTCATCAATGCCCAGCATCTGAGCATACTGATTAGCGCGGTAATACGGCATTTTGCTGAGTTGCTGGCCAACACCGGTAAACACGGCAGACATGTCCCGCATGTTGCCGCTGGCGTCCCGTGTCTGAACGCCCAGGCGATTCAGAAATCCTTCCGCACCAGGATTATTACGCATAAAGCGCGCCAAGCTTTCCAGCGAACCGCGCGCGGCTTCTGCGTTGGAACCCGTCTGTGCTGCTGCGTACCCGATCGCTTTTATCCCTGCGACGCTGGCGCCGGTACGCTGTGAAGCCCAGTAAAGGTCATCCAGACCGGCGGCAATTTTGGTGGTAAAAAGCAACACGGTCCCGGCAGCAGCTTCAACGACCGTGCCCAATTTCAGTACGTTCGCCGTCACGCCAGCGACGACCGTTTCAAACTTTCTCGCCCCGACATCATCGACATCAAACCCCAGGGAGATCAGGAAATCTTTCAACGTTTCATCGTTCATTGTCCGCTCTCCACCTGGCTATCCGCGCCTCGTTATCGTTTTCCATTTTCAGGAAATCATTCATCATTGCGATATCGTACAGATCAATCGCGCCCGATTTCAGGTCCTTCATGTCGAGATGAAAAACCTTAACCGGGCGCAGAATGTAATCCATATCTTCAGGCAATGAGTTGAGTGCTACTCCTCCACCGCCTCCTCTGGCGTCGGCGTTGTAGGGAGTTCTCGCAAAAAATTTCCCAGCGAGTCGCCTACCACACGACCAACGATTTGCAGCATATCAACCATGTCCATATCATCGAACGCCAGTTGACCGCCCTGCATTACTGGCGCCCAGCCTTTCATGTGCTTACGCGCCGCCACAGCCAGGCAAGGGAAGATCACCGCGTTGGCGTCTTCATCGCTCAAATCAGAAAGAGACTGAGCAATTTTCGGCAGAACCCTTTCCATGATGCTGGCCGAATCCTTTTTTTCTGCCAGCGCTTTAATGGCCTGAAAATCTGAGAGCATCCCGGAGAGCACCGGCAGTAATTTGCGTGAGACTTTGAACTGGTCAAACACGCTCAGTTTGGCAATGCGGTAAGCATTGCCCTTGATTTCAAATTCCATCGGTTAAAACTCCCCGAGAAGTTCATCGATTTTGCCGCAGTCAAACACCCAGGTAACGGTGCCGGCTACCTTCGGGTTTGCGTGATCTGGCTGTTTCTGGAACGCCACTGAACGCGCAGTAACCAGATCGCCGGACGCTTTATTGCGGACAACGATCACGTTATTTCCCCACGCGGCAGAAGACAGGCTCTGAGCGTTGTACATCAACGACAGTTTTTTATTCACCGGTGATGTTTTCAACAAAACCACGCTGATCGTGCCGCTTTTCCCTGCATGCAGGCTGTGCATCACTTCGCCATCAGCACCCGTCGTCATGGTGTTTTTGGCTTCAGCCATCGTGACGGTGATACCTTCATCGGAATTCGCCGAGCCGTAGCCCAGATCGATAATGCCGGTCACGCCAGACAAGGACGCCGAAACGTCCAAAAAGCTATAGGTTGACATGCTCTCTCCTTAGCGAACCACAGTAATGGCGACAGATGAATAATGAACGGCGCCAGCTAACTTGCCTGCCACCTGAATTGGCACGGCCTTGCGCTGTTCACGGTCCGCCTGCAACTGGTTATCAACGCTATCGGCGTAAAGGTAATACCCCTTCGTCAGATAATCGTTGGTGCTGAGCTGACCGATCGGGCCGCCAGTCCACTTGCCCGGCGCAAACAGGCCATTATCCACCGCCTGAGACAGCGCCTGTTCAATGGCTGCCATTCGGGAAGTAGTACCAGCATCGGTTTGCGGGATTTTGGTCGTTGAGGTGTAGAGCGTGTTGTAGTCCGCCGTCTGCACCGTGTTTTGCAGCCAGTCGAGGCCGTGGCGCTCGTCGAAGAAGTCGCCGTTTGCCATCACTCCCTGCTCAAGAATTGCCGTATCGTTGTCATACAGGACGTAAACGTTACAGTTTTTCGCCTCCAGAGCATTAGCTTGAGACGCGGTAAGCGTTTCATACGTGATGCCCGGCTCCTGTTTGAATTTCAGGGTGATGGTCGTGTTATTGCCATTGAAATCTACGGTGAAAGCACGACCAAAAGCAGACAGCGCCGCGTAACGACTTGATGATGAATACTGGGTGAAGGTGCGCCCGAAACCTCCTGTCTTCAGCAGATAGGCAATATCCGTCGTGGATGTCGCATCCATTACTTCTGCATCTTGCGTGGTGTTGGCAAGAATGCGGGAAACCGTGGCGGCCTGCAGTGCTGACGCTACGCTGACCATATCCGTATTGGACGGGTCAACCGTATCGGCAAGATGGAGACCATACCAGGAGTTATAATTCAGCATTGCGTTGACGGCCTGCAGCAACGTTTCGACCGTGCCGGCCTCCGCAGTCTCGAGAGTTTTTACCCAGCGCCCGACATACACCTGCGTAGGTTGCGGAGTTTGTGAGAACCAAGCGACAGCGGCTTTGTATTCCTCGCTGGTAACACCAAAATCAGTGCCGATATCAGCAGGATCCTCATACAAACGAATGCGCTCTGAGATTGGAATGACAGTGGATGTGCCAAGGATCAGCATGGAGCCAAAATTTCGGCCCCGCGCCGCAATGGCGGATAAGGTCACGGTCACATTAGCAATGCGACTGACGGATAATCCAGGCATGAGAGTTAATCTCCGGTGGTGATTGGGTTGTCTGTTTCGATTACGGTTTTGATGTCGTACGTGCGGATAACTTTTCGGCGTAGCTGCACGCTAAGGTCATATCGGCGCACCCACTGGTTATTAATGAGTTCGGGAAGATTCAACACGCGGCCACACCGCATAAAGCTCATGCCCGCCCGGTTCAGTTCGTCGTTATTCTGAGAAACGAAAATGCCAGCCCTGAATTGCTTTGCGGTTGCCATGCCCTGAGGGCCATAAAAACACGTCAGGATTTCTACGGTTTCATGTGACCACTGCTCCGCGCCCGCATCAGTTTGAACATAAGCGGGATTTTCATCATCAGGGATGGTAGTGATGCCAAAAGCACACCAGGTGATACCGTTCTTCGGTATCTGGGTTTGCGGGTCCGTCCAGCGCGGGTAAACCAGATTTTTATTCAGGCCGGTCAGCCCCCGGATCCAGCGGCTGATTTCCCGTTCAAGCTCCTGGTCATATGCTGGCACATCGCCAATCGGCGTCAGGTATCCGGCAGCCGTAGAGTCATTACTCAATTGGCGTCCCTCCGTCAAAGTCCATCAGTTCGCAATGCGCCTGAACGAACCCAGCACCGTACGCCGTGTAGGGATCAACGAAGGTCACCCGATATTCACGCCCGCGATAAGTCACGCTATCCGCATCAAGACCGGGCTGCCCCTGCGTCAGCCTGAACTGAGTAATGATGAGAATTGCACCGTTGATATTCTGCCCGGCGGCCATGCGTTTGGCTTCCAGAGAGCGATCAACGGTAACAACGCCGATGAATGGCATGTCCGTTGGAGTGTTTACCGGGAAATTATCTTCGTCAGTCGTCTGGTTATTGCGATGGCACACCAGCGTGTCATCTGCAAAATCCGGATCCATGAGCAATTCAGAAACATCAAGAAGAGGCATTTTTATCCCTCACGATATAAGTGATGGAGCGGAGCAATTCCCCGGTGTCGTAAAGCGGCTTTTCCCCCACGCGTCCGCGCGAGCGCCGATTCCTTTTGGTGGACTCCGCCAGCGGGGTGAGTTTATCGCCAGCCTGAATGATGCCTTTCGCTCCATCAGCTGCAATGATCCCCGCACGGTTCAGGGAAATATCAGCCGCCTGCGCATTCCCTGAAAGTATCGCGGATGCTGCCTGCTTAAACTGACTGACAATTTCATTGCGCTTTTCATCAATCCCCAAATCCAGAAACGGGCGCGGCGGCAATGTGACTGCATGCGCTTTGACGGTATGGATAGTGGAAAAATTACTTTTCTTGGCCTTAACAAACTGGCCGTTATTTGCGAATGAACCATCAGGGTTTACCTTTCGGTTTATCGTGACGCTGTGCTCAGGGATTTCAATCGTGCCGCCGTACGAATGCAGATAACCAAGCTCGGCGTTGTTGATGCTATCGCCTTCGCCTCGCGCTGCGCGGTCAGATGGAATGCCCACCAGCACGTCCTTGTTGCCGATGGATTTCAGCGCATCAAGCACTGACTGCGCATTATCTTCTCTGATGATCAGCCCACTTTTCATCACGGTGCCCCTAACTGAACGCCGCCTGCACCGAACAGCATTAAGAACTCCCAAAATTCCGAACCATAACGACTGTTATTCCAGAACCCGGCATCGGGGTTCATGGTCATGCTGGCGTCATAGCTCATGGACACTTTGTCCACTGATTTGGAAGTCAATGCGCCGCTATTGGTGCCACCAGCCCCACCGACAGCCGTCGAACGGTTATCAATGGCATCGAGATATAAATAATGCGCAACGAACAGCCCGCAGAAATATGGAAATAAATCTGTGCCTGTTACGTTTTCATTAAGCAATCTGTCAGCTATTGCAAGCCGGGCGGAAATGCGGATATCGGGGTATTTGGTGGTGTCAGCGAATTGCGGGAAAAGCGCCCTGAATTCACTTGGCGTCGGCAGACTTTGGTTTACCGCCATTGTTATCACCACTCGATAATGAAGCCACCTTCGTAGTAAGCTCGGCCAACTGACCTTCCAGCTCGGTGATGCGTGAATCACGATCAGTCAACTTGGCTTCAAGCGTAATGATTCTGGCATCACGATCAGTCAACTGACCTTCCAGCTCGGTGATGCGTGAATCAGTTTCGATTGTCGGCGCCTCCCCATCTGGCGAAATGTGCGCTTTTACGAACCAGTGTTCCGCGACATCATCTTCGACATCATGAAAGCCAGCCTCAAAGGTCACCGGTTTACCGGATCCGTCATTGAACAAAAACGATTTTAAAACGTAAATTTTCTTCATCACTGCCTCACAAATAGCCCCTTTACGGGGCTTTTGGTTAAATTCAGGAATCCAGACCTAAACTTAAATCCCGTCCATATAGGCCAGAGTTTCGGTGTAGACCGGCTCAACAGCACCCAGTTTCCCGTAGTAGGTCACCAACTGATACAGGCCACGGTATTGAACCGGGACACTCATCAGCGGAACCATCGGGAAGCGAACGAATTTTTTATCATTCGTATACGCAACCATGCGATCGGTAGCGCCGGTACCAATACCTTTCGCCCATTTCACAGGACGGATATTCAGCGGTCGCCCATTCTGGTGGTAAGCGATGGTGTTGGTTTCCAGATAGGTCAGCAGTGACTGATTACCCGCAGTTGACACGATGGTGCTCGCCAGCAGTGCGTACTGTTCCGGTGGAATCAGCAAGTCAGTCGGCACCATGGAATACGCGGAGTTCGCCCACGCCAGGCTCAGCACGGTGTTGATTGCAACGCGCATTTCGTCAGGGGTTGAAGTGGCAAAGGTTTTCGCCGCGTTTGTCGCGGTGATTTGCGACAGGTTGAGCAGCCCTTTAATATTCAGGCCGGTATCACCGATATAAACCTGCTCGTCGGTGTCCATGTTCCATTTAAGCTGCATACCCTCGTATTTCTGAGAGTCAATCGGACGGCCAACCTGCGCAGCGGCCTGCAGTTCAGGCAGAGTCCAACCGAGTTCCATACCCCAGAGCGTCAGCGGGAAACCCTGTTTGGAAAGATCGACGTTCACACCGGCAATCGCTGTTGCCGTTTTGCTCAGCCAGTTTTTACCGTTGGATGCCGGAGAACCGGACGCGGAGAAACCAGACTGGCTGAATGAACTGATTTCATCAGCGATTGAAACGTCTTCACGCAGTTGGATGTCGCGACCCCACGTAAAGGAGACCAGCGGCATATTGAGCGTTTGATCAAGACGTTCAAGCTCATGAATTAAAAAGGCACCAGTACCGTCTACTGTCGCCTGGTCGAAGGTTTGCATTACCATGTCCGCTTTTCCTTAAAGGTTGTAGGCGATTTCGATGTTGCCGCTGGTGTCACCAGGGCCGGTGAAGTACGCATTGCTGATCAGCACGGTATTGGTGCTGTCAGCCGCTGCAACGAAAGTACCGATTGCAGAGGTAGCAACACGCATATACACAGCGCCGCCCAGCGTGACGCTGCTGGCATCACCGCCGATATTGACGTTGACGTAGCCGCGCTTGAGATTGTCGCCGGTGAAGTTCTTGCCGGAGCCAATCTGCTGCACGACATCAGGCTGCGATGCGGTAGGGAACGGGCGAACGAAAATACCCGCGAGCACTGCCGCCGTATCGCCGGACGCGATAGGAACAAATTTGCCGCCTGAGTATTTACCGCCCACGCCGTAAGCAGTGAACTGATTGGTTGAGTCCAGAATAACTGGCTCAACTGTGAGATCCTGAGGGCGTGAGATAGCCCCGGCAATGCCCGCAGGCATCCGTTTTAAATATGCAGTCATTGGGGTTTAACCTCGTTTAGCCCAGAATTCCTGGTTGGCTTGGTTCAGGCCTGCAATGGTGGTGCGCGTTGCGTCACCCATTGCGCGGGCGCTGTCGGTGGTTTTGGTGTTGCGGGTTTTGGCAATTTCAGAAACTGCGTTGAACGCCATATCAACAGTGCGTTTAGGCATTTTTGAAATGTCAGCATCGCCCACAACTGAACGTACGATTTTCTGATCTGCAGAGGCCAGAACGGTACGTTTGAACGGGGTGATTTTGGCCTTCTCAGGCAACTGAATACCCGGTTGGATGAGGTCGGCGCGATAAGCTGCGTCGCCGGTAATTTTTTCTTCCTTCTCTTCTTTTTCTTCCTTGTCCTCATCCCCTGTTTTTTCTTCAGTGCCGGTTCCTTCCAGCTTATCCAGACGTGCCATGAGTGCCTTCGCCCAGGCCGGAACGTCTTCACCTTCATCACCAGTGGAGCCCGGCAATTGCGGCCCCGGTAATGGTTGTTGCGGTGCGAGGTGGATATTCACTACCCCGCCCGGAGTGGTTGAGTTGGTAACATCGTCATCACCCGTCATGGTGTCTGGCGGGTTGTCGATGAGTTCTGCCATAGTGGCCGCGTCATTGGTTTTCTTGGCTTTGACAAGCCGTTCAAACCAGCTTTTCTTTGTAGTTGGCATACTATCTCCGAGTGCACAACGGGATCCGGCCCGCCCGTTAGGGACGAGTGCCAGGTGATTACCGGTGATGTCAAACTGGTTGGCAACACCGGGGGAAATTTGCTTATAGTCGGCATCGTAGCCACAACTGACCTCATCAGAGCCACGCTGAATTGCTTCAATGCCTGTTTTGTCTTTAACGATGACATCGGCGATCAGAAGGTCGCTGTTGTCACCCTCGCCGCGCCGGACGTTTTGCAAATGGCCGACGGACAAGGCTCGCCAGTTATCCGGGGAAACGAAAAGGATATTCCCGGCGAAATCTGTCGGATGACCGACGGTTACCGCCATACCTTCAAACGAGGCGATGGTTTTTTCGCTGAAAACCTCCTCCGGCGTCCGGTGAACGGTAATCAGCCCATCAGCACCCGGCTCGAGTTCCGGTAATTCGCTGGCGCCATAAACCTGCGTGCCGATACGTGCAATCGGAACGTCTTTGCAAAGCAGCGACCCATCGGAAAGCATGAATCGCGTGTTGCCTAAGCGCGTTTTGAAGAAATATTTCATTTTTCACCTGCTGGATCGCGGGCATAAAAAAAGCCGCATAAGCGACTTGTTAATTTTCGGGGATCACGACTTCGGCATAACATCGGCAATTAGGCAGTGCGCCAGCATGCCCCGTCATACCGTCGAGCGTTGGAGGTGCATCCCATCGGACGAATTTACCTTCCATCATCTGATGTGAGTGCCTTACATCGCCATCATCAGCGGTGCGCCAGATATAGCCATCCGAACCAACGTATTGCGCTCTGGCCTGCGTGAGCGCGGAGTTTGCGCGGCCCACTTCCGTGCGGGCGATTAATTTTGCGCGGGATTCAGCGACATCCCCGCTGCGCATAATTTCCTCAGCCAGTTCAGTAGAGCGTCCGCCACTGGAAACAAGCTCAATAGCCCGGTTCTGAATGTCGTAAACCCTGTCAGCGGCCTCAAGTGGCAGGCTCTTGATGTACTTAACCTGCTCCCTGACCAGTGATTGCATGACGTGGCCGGTCGGGGTGTTATTGATGACGTTCCGCAGCTCCTGACTGATGAGCTGGCTGCGCTGGCGCCATACCTTCTCATCCTGCCGATTCACCGCCGTGACCATATTGGTGGCCACAGTTTCCGCCCATCCGTCGATGATCTCGCTGTACTGGTCAAGCCGGTCCATGATTTCCAGTACGGAATCATTTGAACCATCGTAACCATCGTGGATGATTTTCCCCACTTCGCGCGCTATCGCCCGTAAGCTTGTCTGGTACCGGCGTTCTATCGTCTTCGGGTGCGCCGCCAGTTCCGATGTCTTTTGCTGCTGGCGGCGGGGCGTCTTCGGCATTATTAATATCCTCGTCAGTGATAGAAGCGCCAATGCCTGTCACATCTGCCAGTTCACGGATATCGCTCATCGCCGCTTTTACCGAGAGTAAATTGCGGTCATTTAGCGTCGCTATAGCGGTTGCCATGTTGGTGGCCACGGTAGACCGGTCAACCTCACTCATCTGCCACAGCGGGTTAAACTCGAATGTGAAGTCGTCCGGAAGTGGCTGGCCGAATTGCGAACGGTGGATGATGTCGAACAGCATACGCACCGGCTGTCTCAGGCGGCGTTCCTGCTGCGTTCCGACCGAATCGTAATAATTCGATAGTGATGAGTCGCCGTTTGAAAATCCTTTCGGTGATTGCCCGAAGAGACGCTCTAACGGGATGCTGGTTGCCCCTGAAATCTCTTCTTTAAACTCGGACAGCAGATCGGCCAAGCCAGCAAACGAATAAGAATGGGTTTCGAATTCATCGTCACCATCAATCAGGGTAAGCCCCTCATTGGTCTGGAATTGCCGAACCATTTCCATGTTTTTGGTGAGCGCTTCAAACGGTTTGCCGCCCATCGCAATAATTTCGCGGAGCTTTTTGATTTTCATGGTGCGCAGGTGGGCTTTGTACGCCAACTGGGCAGCGCCTACGCTGGTGCTGTCGTAGGAGGTAAGGCGGTCAAAGATGCGTTCAACGATGGACATTCCCCAGCCGTTTTCGGTCATTGCCTGCTGATATGGCAGCGTCACGCCATCGAACCGAATCAGACGGGTGTGGTGCACTGTCCATGCTGGCAATCCCTGAGCTGTTGTCACAATGTCGTAAAACTCAGGCTTACCCAGATCGGGGCCAAGCGTCTTGATGCGACGACCAAAATTGGGGTTGAGCATCCAGCGATCGAGGACAAGAAGCCCTCTAAAGCTGTCCTTCCCGACTTTCTTCAAATCCAGCGGAGTTAATGGGGCCTGTCCGTCGATCAGGATTAATGCCACTGCGCCACCATAAAGGCGTGACCACTTCAGCGTATCGTTCAGGGAATCCCAGATACGCAACTGTTCGAACTCAGCCTCGAGTATTCCCCGGCGTTTCGGGTCAATCTCAGACGTGATGCGTGCGCCTTTTTTCGTCATGTCGTCGGCGATTGCATCCACTGCCGCACCGATGATCCATGATGAACGATACGCCCACTCAATTAGCAGGCGGTTACGGCTGGTGAAGTTGGCGCGGTAAGTTGACGCCGAATGCTGGTTCTGCTGCTGCATCCCCACTTTGGCGATGAAATTGTCATACGAGTCAGCAGTGGCAATTTTTTTAGCGCGCGGTGCCATTACTGGCCTCCTAACATGTTCCAGATGTCCATCGTCGTATCCATTGGCGCATAGTTGATCATCACGGAATCAGACAGGTTTGGCGATTTGGTGCCGTCTGGCTGCTTATCCACGATAATTTTTCCGACGCCGTTGATTGAATACGTTGGCTGCGAAAGCTCGATGATTAATTTGTCGAGATTTTTGATATCCCCGCTGATGGAAATAATTTCATCGGGGTTGTAGTCCATTTTCTCTTCGACAGCGCGGTATACGTTGCGGAAGAGTTTGCGCAGGTGCCACCAGCTTTGAGCCTTGGCATTGGCGAAGAAATCTTTGTTGATGCGTGCGGGTTGCCCATTGTCTCCGGGTACTGCTTCGGCCTCCGGATCAAATACAGAGGCGCTGCCCCGGAAAGGCGTCGCGAGAATGTACCGGGCGCCCTCTGCCTTGCGTATCTCGTTTATTGCTCGAGCATCGCCGCGAACGCCTGCGCCAAGCCCGTCTTCATCGAAACGAAACTCTTCAAGACCGTGCTTATCACACAGCCCAAAGGCTTTTTCAGATGACTTGTAGATATCGCTGCCGACGCCGGACCACTCTTCAACCTCGGTGAGCAAGAATCCGTATCGGGCAGAGAATGCGTTTTTATCCCGCCCCTCGTCGGCCACGTCCATTGCACCCAGACGTTTACCTGTTGGCTGAATGCCGAGTTTAATGTGCGCATTGATAGCAGCCCTGATCCACTCGTTCGGTATCAGCACACCTTCTGCAGATGCGGAATAGTTCAGGTCAAGTTCCTGAGCGACGACAACCGGGTTATCAATTTTCGCGCATTCTTTCGCGTACCAGGCTTCATCCTTACGCGGGTCGCTGCGCCAGTGAAAAGTAAACACTGGTATGCGTCCGCCGTGACGTTTCTGAGCGAATGGGTTTGCCATGCCGTTGACCGATGAGAGGTCTATGCGGCATCTGGTGGTTTGCGACAGTGAGGCTTCAATGAGTAGTGGCCGCTGAAGAAATGCTGCCTCATCGACAAAATAAAGCGTGGTACGGTCACCGCGCCCGATGTTATCGCCTGCCTCGCCTTTCAGCACTGCACCGGTAGTTGGGAATTCAACGCGCATATACGGCGCGTGCTTCTTCGCACTCCAACCGCCACGAAACTCAACCGGGAGCATTTCGACAAACTTGCGCGCTTTCCAGAAAAGCGCCTTTGGGTCGCCGGTGCTGTCCACATACTCTTCCTTGCGGGAACCGAAGCCGATCACCATTTCTTTATTGAAAAGACACAGTGCGCAGGCCAATCCGATTGATGTCCAGCTAAGCCCCATCTCACGGCTCTTTTCGGTAATGCCGTTTTCCTGCTGGCTGCGCCGGTCCATTATCCAGTTGATCCATTCCTCCTGTTTTGGGAACAGCAGAAAGGGAACAGAAACCGGCATCCCGAAATCAAGGTTGCGCGGGTCGGTAGTCATACCCCAGTCGATAATGAACTGTGCCGGATTATCGCGATAAAATGCATTCAGCGCTGGCAGCATCTCTGGCTGCTGGCGGATGCGCTGCAGCCGCTCCATGCGCCATTCGAACACCTGACCGTAGTCCGGTTTTTTGAAATCGAACGGGAACGGGATAGGCATAGATAATTGCTCGGATAAATTGGCTTTTTAACATAATGACCGTTAACCGCCCCTCGCGGATGGTGCTCGCGGAGAATGGCGGGTGAAGGCGTTATTTGTCGGGGTTATCAGCGAGAAATGGAAGAAATCCAACTGCATAAACAGTGCATAAAAGGCACCTCAAAATGCATATGGATTTTATGCAACGAAGTGCCTGTTTTACATTGTTACCCCATTAACCTGCGGTAGGCGTCTGCTGCCTCGTCAGTCGTTGGGTTAGAGGGGATGCCACCTGGATCATCAGGGGTGTTTTTCCCTAACTGGAGTTTTAGTTTACCGACTTCAAGTTCGACTTTTTCAGTAGTCGCCTCGCGATAAGTCGTATCGGCCCGCCCCTTACCCATCACGACCAGCGTGTACTCTATCGACTCGATGCGTACCGTATTGCGCATCATCGCGTTTTCGGCGGCGCGTATTTTTTCGAGGAGGATTTTCACCTCGTCTTTTTCAGCATCTTCGAGCTGCGATATCCAGCGCCCGATATTTTCTGACGCCACCAGGTTGGCAGCACGCAGGCGAAATAATTCATCGTCAAGCGTCAACGCTTTGGCGTCTTCAATCACCTCGTCACTCAGCAGCAGGCGGCGGGCATAGCCACCATGTTTTAGTGCTGCCTGATTACCTGGTTGAAATGCGTTGACTGGCGGGGCCGTACGCGAGCCTCGAATCGGTTTCGTATTTTCCGGAGCGTCGCTCTCTCTCCGTGAGGGCGTTTTTGAATTATCAGAACTGGCGGGGTTTTTCGTGGTACGCACTTCTTTTTTTTGCGTACCGTCTTTGCGTACCTGCGTACTCTTTTGCGTACCTTTTTTTTCGCCGCGTACCCATCCGTGTTTTTTGGCGCGCTTTCTTATCGCCCCTTCGGTGATGCCGTAAATAGCAGCCAAATCACGAAGGGAAAGTTGTCCGGCGCAGAAATCACGTTCAAGGCCGCTTTCCTCGGGATTTGTCATACCCCCTCCGGAGTTTATTTAACGAACGTCACTTTCGTGGTTATCAGTCGGCGAATAAGTCTGGCCGCTTCACGCTCCATATCAGCGATGGTTTCTGACGTTGCAACCTTGCCGCGATATTTGCGCTCAATTTCTGCCAGAACAGCGTTTACGTCAGCGTTGCGGGGTTCAATGATTTGTACGTTGAGGCGTGCCATTTAAAAATCCTTGTAGCTGATTGTGGGCATTATCGATGGCTCTCATTGAAAGCCATCTGTAATGCTGCTTAGAGCAGGAATTTATTTTTCAGAGCTACCAGATCGGCTTCTGCATCTTTGCCCAGAACTTCGATACCGTGCTCGATGAATGCGACCACTTTATTGAAATCGTCTTTCAGCGCTTCCAACGGGGATAAGGTGGTAGTCGCGGTGTCCGCTGCTGGAGTCGGATTTACCACCTCAGTTAAATCAGCAGGAACAGCAATAAATGTCACCAGCGATGTGACTGACACTGAGCCATCAGCAGATGACACAGTTAATGCCGCATTGCCTACAATATTGCTTACGAGAGTTACAGCGGCCTGCCCGGATTCATTGGTCATCGCACCGGTGAAGTTGAGAACAGCGCCGGAAGCGGAGAAATTCAATTGAGTCCCAACCATCGGATTGCCAGCATCATCGACGGCGGTGGCCAGCAGATTAATTTGAGATGCACCGTCAGCGGGAACAGAATTGTTAATTGAGAGTAACGATAATTTCACGGTAATTTCCTTCGGTTGGGATTCAGTCGCTGCGACTGGTGTGTAGAAAAAGGCTTTAATGCTTGCCCATAGGCGCTTAATCATTTCTCGCAAGCCTCCTCGGCATTACTTTTTATCTGGATTAAATACGCCTCGTCCATAGTCGCGTCTCGCCAGGTTTTTACTTCCCTATCTACTGCGGGGCAATTAGTTGACGGTCGCCGCCAGTGCCGCTGAATAACCTGCACCTGCAATATGGCGACGCCAGTTAATGACTGCCGTCGGAATCTAAATTTTCCGGTAAGGCTTATTTCATTTGTGATCATTGGCATCCGATCAATCATTTCTGCCGGGCCTCCTCGGTCTGTTTGATGCCGTCAAGCTGGTTGTTTAGCTGGTCTATCGTCGTGAGCAACGGGTCAATCCAGTAAACAGCCTGCCCGTATGTCAGTCGGCAGCCGGTGGAAGTGGCGGGGCTACTTTTTGCAGCAGGCTGGCTGGTATCGGTGTGCATTGCGCTGGCGCGTAAACTGTTCGTGTATTCGAGCAGCCGGTCAGCAACAGCAGAATCAACACACTTGCCGCTGGCAGGATCGCGTTTGATAATCGTCCGGTATTCAATTTCTCTCTCCTGGCTTTTTCCAACGATTTGCACTGCGTATTGCTGAGCAGCGCCAGCAATCTGATTTGAGCGCTGAAAATTAAATGCCTGGGTTGAAATGGTTTCTGACTGAAGGGCGTTATCTGACTGGAGCTGGGTGACCTGCCCTTTCGCTTCTACGGATTTACCGTAAAAATGAAATGCTAGAAATACCATCAGCGCGATAAATCCGGCCGTTAACGCCGTGGCCGCGACGCGAAAATAATTAACCATCGAGCCCCCAGCACGTCAGTTCGCTTTCCTGCTCGCGGCGGATGACCTGGCCGGAACAGTTATTTGCCCAGATATTGCAATCCTTCCCGCCGTCGTGCACCCAGCGCTTTATCTCAGCGCATGCCCCGAGCCGGTCACCGGCGTTCAGCTTCCGGTAGAAAGTTGAAGTGAAGCATTTCGCCGGGCCAATATTCCACGGGCAGAATGAGGCGATCCCAACTTTTTGCGGTTCGGTCAGGGGGACGTAAATATTTTTGCCGACCCAAGCCAGTGCTTTGGCCTGTTCCACTTTATCGATAGCATCACATTGGGTCAGCGTCAGGCGCATACCTCTATAAACAGGTTTTCCGTTCACTGCAGTGACACCGCCGCAAATAGTCCATTTCCCGCCTTGATCCTGATAAGCAATCAGGCTGGTTCCCTCTTTTTCTTTCTGAAACTGAGCCATCATGACGGGAGCTGAGGCACCAGCGGCAATAAGCGCCAGCATGGCAGCGCTGAGTTTTGTTTTCAGGTTTGCCATAGTCAGTCCTCGTCACGCCGCACCATATTGTGTTTGCGGTCCCAGATTTTAAACCCGACATTAATCAGGCACGTCACGAACGCGAAGAACAAACCACCCAGAACGCCTATTGCGGTCCATTGTTCCGGGGTGAACGCATTCAATAAGCGATATAGCCAGAATATGGAACTGCCAGCAGCAGAACCGTAGGCCACGCCGGTGGTTAGTTTTTCCATTTTCATAGTCTCCCCCTCCGGTCTGCCGGTTGGGTGCGTAGTCGTGAGAAATAAAAAAGGCCACGCGAATGCGCAGCCCTGAAAAACGACAAAACCCGCACGGCGGCGGGTTTATACAATTTCGACATCATATCGAATTAGCCTTAAATATGGCCTACTTTGTTCGGTTTTGCAATAACTACTCGATAACTTCTTCGAAACAGAGTGCTTCTTTACTTCTCAGTACCCGAATCAGGGAATCGTTATCCAGCTCGGAAACTGCCAGCTTCAAGCCTTGCCAATGATGGCTGTAAACTTCGCACCAGGTTGACCGCGAAACGGTCATGAGCGTTGCCAATGCAGATCCTGCGTATTCCTTATATGACTCATTTTTATTCTTTGCGGCCACATCCTGAACTGCAAGCCAGACGAGGGAAATCAGGCGTTTTTTGGTTTTGGTCAGCAGTCCGGGTGGAAGGTTTTTCTGATACTCCATCCATATGGCCTCACAGATATTTTTCTGGTGCTCGAATTTGAGGTCAAACCCGTAGCAGTAGCGGATCCATGAGCTTTGGTAAACCGGCAGCGTATTCACAGCGCGGCGCCAGGCGCATGAGGCAAACTCAAATTCCTTCATAGGTGGCGCTGGCCGGATGCGGCTACGCGTCTCAAGCGCGTATGTCGGTGCGCGCTCTGACCGGACCTGCTTATTTCCTTCCAACTGCACTTTATGAATGTGCTGGCGCGGATAGTGATTTTTATCAGCCGGAGGATGTTCACTGAAAGCCTCGAGCTGCCCTTTCGTTCCACCTGAGAGGTCCATTAATGCTGTGGCCAGTTCAAGGCGGGCATATTGCAACAGTTGAGTGTTCACCAGATTATCCCCTCTTCAATCTCTTTTAGTGCCTGCTCAAGGAGCTGCTCTTCAGTGCCAAAATTCTTCTCCCACTCTTTCTGCCCGGCATGAATGGCCACGCCATAGCCACCGAGCCGGTGGTGTTGCGGACAAAGGGGGATTGCGCGGTAATTGCTGGCGCGCTGGCCAGCGCCACATCCTTTACGCAAATGATGAATTTCAGCGGGGGAATCGCCGTACCCGATATTTCGGCAAACGATGCAGCCCATATCAGAAAGCTTATTGAGGTGTTCTTTTTCTGAAATTTTCATGCTGCGTAGCTCATTAGCTGGCTTGCAGCGTTCTCGGCGGCTTCGGGGCTACTGAAGGTTTTGTTGAGGATCCACATCCAGAGGGTATTCAGCGTGGCTTTGTACAGCTCTGCGAATTCGGTCTCGTCCATTTTTGCGAATGAAATCGAGAGGGGTTCTTTCGCTGTAACGCCGTTCGGCATCACCAGTTCGGTGTAATAACCAGATTCAATGGTGGTCCAGCGTCGGAATGCGTCAAACGACTTAATCAACGTCACCCGGTCAGCGCGCTGGGCACGCACTTTGTTGAGGTATCCGATCGCCAGCGAATTGAGCGTTTCGCCATGTCCGGCAAACTCAGCCAGATGATTAACGTAGCCGCGAATGAGGGTTTTCTCTTCCGGGGAGATTGCTCCGCCGGTCGGCGTCCAATACTCAAAACCAAGATTGAGGAGGGAGAAGTAAAGGCGGTGAAATTTCGGGTTGCGTGATTTTTTAAACTCAGACGTGATCACATCGCCGAGCTTGATTTTTGAATGCACGAAATCTCTGGTATCCGGGTTGGCGGGTATCAGAGTGTCGTTGGATGCTTTGATAAATGCTAATTGCGCCATTTCTCACCTCTTCGCGAGTAATGGCACAGCAGAAACGGGGTGTCAGTTGTTCAGGCTGACTATAAGATTATACCGTGACTGATTGATTTTGGTTAATCATTTTCAGGTGGGATCACCTGATATCCTGCAAACTCGGCTATCTCTAAAAACGCCTGTAAAGATTGGACGTGCTGATCGTCCCTCAGGATTTCGGCGTCTGCTATATCACCGCCCGTCATCTGAAGGAGTACCCTTCCGCTTTCCGGTAGGGTGAACTTTACTCCGTTGATTATTAAATGATTTATCATTGCTACCTCTTTTCGTAGACGTTCCAGGTCCCGAGGTAGCCATATCCGCGCAGGATTTAACCAACGCTGATCGGCTTTCTGAGTGTCAGGGCCAGCAATCAATACTGTATATAAACACAGTAATTTTTAAGGGCGCTTTTTTCAAGTTCAATTTGTTTTTTGTTGTGGCGGCGTAGCAAAAATAAGAAAAAAGCCACCGGATTGGTGGCCTGATTCTGGTGTTGCATTTTCTCAGAGGAAGATGCGGATCATCGCCTGATAGTAGGCTTTGTCGAAGGTCTCATCTTCTTCGAACAGGATTAATAATTGCTGAAGCAACGTGTCGTTGTTAATGGCAATCCCTGCCTTGTGCATCTTGAAAATCATGTCGCCGAGTAGGGCGCACATTGCAAGGTAACGCTCGTCAGTATCCATAAACATCCGCCCAGATAAGCTAAGTGATCGGACTTTAGCTTAAGACTTTTTCGGTGCAGTGAATAGCTCACGGTACTGGATGCATTCAACGCCGGGATTCATCGCCTCGTAGCGAGGCTTCATTTTTTCATAATAGTCGGCGCTGACCTTTCGCCATGGTGACCATCTCGTACCGCTGGCGTTATTTTCTCTTATCTGATATTCCACCGGCACCTGATCGCCTTTCAGCTCACGAATTGAAATTAATTCGTCAATGATTGAAACTGCTACAAGGTCACGCTTCACTTTGTACGTTACTCTTGCATCTTTCAGATCTTCAATGCTCAGGTTGTTCATGGTTTTACCTCTGAATATTTATCCGCAATAGGCTGCTTCCAGCCGCATAGGCAATCTTTGTTCTCCCCGTCACCGCCTTCGAGGTATGCGCCGCATTCAGGGCAATAAAGTTTGGTGATGACATAGACATCCATGCATTTTTGTATCCGTTTAAGCCTGTCAACAGTCATGATTGTCATCACTCCCCCTTAACCGTAAAACCGGCTGCGTTGATCGCAACGATGGCGCCAGTTCGATTTAGCCAGCCGCCAGTTGTGTCGAGTTTCATAACTGGGGAACCCTTGAATACATCAACCTTAGATACTTCCGGCTTGAACCTTGCTGGCAGCACCACGGGATTAGCCAGCTTGGCTTTCAGCGCTGCGAGTTCCTTATCAGCGTCTTCCAGTATTGACCTTTCAAGTTTCAGGCGACGCCGGAATTCATCGCCCTCTGCCTGTAAAGCATCACCCCGCTGGCGTTCTGCTTCGAGCTGGTCAATAACAGTGCTGGAGAACGCCGCAAACGCAGTTATCTCATCCATGCAGTAATTTAGGCGGTTGCATTCCATCAAGCGCTCCGTTAAATCTTTCAGCGCAAGCTCGTACTTTTCACGCAGCGCCGCTATATCTGTTGTATCAGTCATGGTTTTACCGCCGTATCTGTAGTAATGGAGCGAACATTCGGCACACCTACGATCCTGATATTCCGATCACCTTTGAATGCCTTTGCCAGCCTGTTTTCTGCTTCTACAAGCGCCTGGCGATAAACCTGGGCGATCTGGCAGTCTGGCCCCCAGGAACCAAGACTACCAATTTCAATAGTGAGCGTGACGATAGCGCCGGTTGTTGTTTTAACCACGGGCTTGACAGTCATACAGCCTCCTTCAGTATTTTGGGGATTCCCGCATAAACCTCAGGCAGGTAACCGCGAATTTGCAGACGGCGAAGCGCGCTGTACATGTAATCGCATTCCGCCTGTTTGTTTGCCTTAAATGGTTTTCGTGAAGACCAAACGGCATTACCCGGCCAACCCCAGACCTTATAAACACGTCCATTTTTTACGTGAAGCAGTCCCCACCCCTCCGGTAATTCCTCGATGCTGATGAGTCCCGGCTCACAGATGAAAAATCGCCAGTCACCCATACCCAATTCGGGATTCACACGGAACCGCTTTTTCCTGTCAGCAAGGAAATCAGATCGGGAAACCTTCGCCTCAATCAGGCAAGAGGCAAGATTGCGAAAAGCCAACGCGTCTGGCTGTTCGCCGGTTGACACAGCAGCAATGAACCGGTCATGAAACGCAACCTTAAACCCGTTATTTCTGAGGAAACGCTCTGCGATAATACAAAGCTCACCGTGCGTTATGGCCGTATCAGTCATGAGGTTGCTCCTTCAAAAATTGTAGAATTTCCTCAATTGGCTCTTTGACTTTGATTTTATCGCCAGAAGACATTTTGATGTGCGTGAGCCCAGCCCATGACATGGATTCAATGAGATTAGTGTTAACCCATACTGGTTCATATTTGGCTCCATCCTCCCACCCATAAATTACCTGCTGGCTAAGTTTAATTATCATCCCTTCCTCCCAGCGCGCAGATGTTCGAACTCAATCACCCAGACCCACGGGTTAGAAAACCAATTTTCGACGCCGTAGATGGATTGCCATAAATAAGCAAAGGCATCGGTAGCATCAGGCTTAGGGTGATCACATCCGCATGGCTCGCTTTCACCACAGTTAAGGCAGCCGCCGTCAGTAATCCCTTCTGCTCTCGCATCCTGCTCGCTGATTGAATTCAGCCGCTCAACGCGAACGCCGGTGATCAGCATGTCGATACGCGATGCCCAGCGCGGCATGTGCAGAGAGGGGCGCAGTTTGCCCGGCTCGGTTACTACTGGAGGGGTGTCAAACCCCGTCCATTTACCAGTACGAGCGCCATCGGCTTCAAACTGAATTGGTGCCCACGGATTTTTATAACCAGCATTAAGCGACAGCTCTGCGACCTCGCTCGGCGAATTGAGATCAAGGCTTTTAGCCATCCTGAACGCTTCACGCACCCAGAGTTGATCTCCTGGCCAGAGCGGGCAGTTGCGATAATCACCTGCGGTAATTTCCCCAGCTAGTTCATTTCCCGCGAGCTCACAACCAATGTTCACATCGCGAAACGGGAATTTAATAACCCGGCGTGTCTGCGTCTTACGACCGCTGAGAATGGCCTTGACCATCTCAGCGTTAAATAAAATTGGACGTTCTTTCATAAATTACCGCCGTAAATCGATTTGATATTCGGAGCAGAAATCCAGAACAAACTGGCATTCCGCCGGGCTTTCGGTTTCGTTCACCACGTCGCAACCGCCAGCGTGTAAGCATGTGCAGTTCTGGCAACCCACGCGGTTATCGAAACAGGTTTTAGCCATGTGATAGCCGTTGCACCGGCCACCGCTGAACCGGTGCGGAAAGTCATAAGCCGGGCAACAGCAGGTAACCTGCCTGCCGTTCCAATATGGTTTTCCGCTGGCCATTACTCGGTTCCCGCATTTTTTCTGGATTGGGATTGCTGACCAGTAACCTGCTCCCAGGCCTTATCCATAAACTCCCGGCTGAAATCCATTTCAGGTGCCTGAACGAAAGCGATGTAAGCCTCTTCCTGACAGTTGGTGCAGTAGCCAGAACGGATGGCACAGCCGCAGTTTTCACAGTGTCTGCTCATAGGGCCTCCGGCTTAGGAGCGGCGGCAATCATGGCAGACCAGCATAGTTTTGCCCGGTGCGCGGCCTGTGCGCAGCCGCTCATCTCGTCATAAGCTTCCCAGACTTCATCTGGGCTAAAGAACTGGCTTGGCGCGGACTCAAATCCACAAACAACCATGTGTTCTGTGGGTTCAATAGGGACAAGCGCGTAGCCTTCAGGGATTGCTGATGCATTTTTTCCCCGGCGTGCTTGGGAGAAATGTCCGAGGCCGGAATCGGTAAAACTTATCCGAACCTTTTCAGGGTCTCCATTTTTGACTTCGCCGCCGGAAAAACAGGCAACAAAACCAGTCCCATATTTTTCTGCATCTTCCTGTGCATTAAGGACCATTACCGCCAGTTCAATTGCCTGCAGGTAGTTTTCCTGTGAGATCGTTATGTCGCCAGTGGAGGCTTTACCTTTCAGGAATTCGAGCAGTTCTTGCGCTTTCTCAAGGGTTAGCTTTTTCATGCTTTACTCTCCGCTGCCAGGTGACGCATGATTTCGGATTCAGTCGGAAGCGGGGCCGCAGCGCACTTCATGTAAAGCGACTTGCGGGATGGCGTTCCGCGTTTGAGTAGGTGATTCACTGAGTCTTCTGACATGCAGAGTGCTCGAGCAATTTCCCGATCGGTTTTACCGGACAGGTGCAGCTGATAAATGCCAGTGACAACGCGCTTACCGTAAGAAATTCTGTTGCCGATTTTCACAACAACACCGGTTGCTCTGGCGGCTTCAGTGACAGGCGCCGGCTTCACCGGAGGTGTTGCCGGTACGCGGCTACGTGCACGCGCGGCGCAGTTCCAGCGGTCGATGATGGTTGCGGTGTAGTCGCAGCCGTCATCCTGCAGAGGGCGGACCTCCTGAATCAGGTTGTTGGTATCAGACATGGCGCACCGCCTGCACGTTCTGGCGCTGCAGTGAGCGGATGGTGGCGCGAAGTTTTTTCAGCCGTCTGGCGTTGGCTTCATGCTTACGGATTTGCTTAGTGAGGGATTCAGGTGTTGGGATGCTCAGAGTCAGGAAATCATCATCACTCCAAATGACGACCAGTGCGGGTGGCTGCGTCGGGGTTACCTCGGCTTTTTTGACCGGTTCTGCTTTCGCAGGACGCGCAGGACGTGGTTTTAGCGGTTTGTTGGTTTTTGCTGGCACGGATGCTTCAGGAGAGTAATCGCGACCTTTCTCGGTGATCGAGTAAAACCCATTCAGGCATTTCACATTCCCAGTTTTGACCTGGTTATTCAGCATCGCCACGGCGATATCTGGTTCCAGCCCCAGAGAATCCGCGACGATCAGGGCGGTTGCCTTCCCTGTTTCCTGCAGTTCATTCAGTATTTTTTCTACGGTGGTGCTCATTGGTCATTCCTCGCTGTTTTGTTTTGACTTCGCTAACATCTGGCGACCGGCTGGCGTTTGCAGCAGCAGGCATTCCAGTTCTTCATCCGGTTCGACTGGTCAGCAGGCGTCATCGTCCGGTTCATACTCACTCGACATAGCGTTTCCCTGCTGCCATCTGCATGGCCGGTGTTGGGCCTACTGGCGTCTTTGGTGCAGCAATCTGTCGGCGGATTGGCGGTACCGAAAAGCCCGCGGCTAATTTTTTCTCCCAGCGCGCCAGCTTCACACCGGCCAGCTTGTCCATTTCCGGCTGTGTCAGGCGGCGTTCTATGCCTTCTCGACGCATCTCGACGCAGATGTGATACAAAATCGGGTGGCGCCACGGGAATTGTTCGGACGTGCCGTAGCGCCATGACTCGGACTTCCAGCGCTTGTATTCGGCGATAACATCGCTAACCGTAAGCCCGACCAGACCGCCGCCGACCTCGGCAACCAGCGCGATGAACTCGGCAAAGTCTGGCGGCCACGTACTGCCAGCCTCGCAGCGCTCAATGCAGGCGTTGCAAACTCGAGTGATCTGGTCACTGGTCATAGCCCCAATCTGTTTCTCCCAGAGGTCCGAGGGACGATTGCCATTCTTGGCTATCCACCGGGTGCTGTAGATTTTGATCATGAGTTCCCACAGGCGCCACGCCGGTGTGTCCGCGCTCTCTGGCCCACTGTTCGCGACCAGCTCGTAATTGCCGCTCGGCAATGGATTCGCCGTTGTTGCCGATGGTGTTTGAGATGTTTTTTGCATGGTTCAATCCCCCGGGGTTTACCTGCCAGTCGTTTTCAAAGGCACGCTCTTTGCCGTAAAACCGCTGTGCCTGCATCACGAATTCGGTACCGGCCTGACCGCGCATCTCGCAGTACTGCCGATATCTCAGCGTCCCTTCGAGCATTGCCTCCTCGCTCACCCCTTCAAGCTTTCTGGCCTTCCAGCAGGAGTGGGCTTTGTTTTTCGGATTTGCACCTTCGCGTTTTGGGTACTCATGCCAGAGGGTTTCGAATTCCTCAGGGTAAGAACCCGCTGCGTTTTTCTTCGTTGGGGGCTGTTTTTTTTCAGCACCCAACAAAGGGGTTTTATCTTTTAGTTCTTTATCTGTATCTGTATCTATATTCGTTGAACGGTCGTTGGAATCGCGTTGAACGGTCGTTGAACGGTCGTTAAATTCACTTTGATTTTTAAGTGATTTTTTTGCAGCTCTAACCTCTGCTGATTTTTTTCCTGCCGTGCTTCTTTGTGATTGAGCACCTTTTACAGCCTGCAAATCGCGCTCAATTCGCTCATGAACCCACTCAGAACCGGTATCCAAAAAGAACTCGTTCAACGTCCGTTCAACGTACGTCCAACGCTCGTTACTTAACTTGGCAATACCCGCCAGCCGAGATTTTGGTAATGGCCTCCCCGTCTGCCAGTAGTTGAACATTAGGAGCAGGTAAGCACCGTGCTCCTCAGTAGTCAGATGCGGCGTGTCAGCCAGGTAATCAGCGACATAAAGCTGCATGTACGGGAGTGCAGCCATATCTACCAACCCAGCTGTTTAGCAACTATTCCAAAGGCTTTATTCAGGCGCTCAGACTGTATTTCTTCGCGTTCTTTGGCGATTTGGCGCACCAGCACCCGCATAAACGGCTTAGTGACTGGCATGGCGCCGTAGTGAAATTGCTTGTTTGCGTACGATAATTTTTTCATCTGCGCGCCCTCCCCTGATTACGCTTAATATCCGGCGCACCCTTGATCCGCTTCGTGGACTTCAGGAACGTTTTTGCGTGGGCAATGCTGCTGATTACCGTCGCGTTAGCTGAATCGCAATAGTGATCAGCGCCGCGCATTGCCAGCGTCAGAGCAATACCCTTCTCGACGCCTTCACGCACGAAATGCGCGTTAATCTGCTGCTGTATCTGTTCTCTTGAAAATTTGGCCATTGGTCATTCCTCGCTGTTAATGCAATAAACCGCGCGCGCTCATTTGTAGTGACGCGTAAGCCCTCTCCCAGGCTTCACAATCGGAATCAAAATCAGATAACGGTGCACGCAGAAGGACTGAGCTGATCAGCCTCTGGTTCGCCTTCATTGCCAGCGTCGCCAGATACTCGACTGAGTTACCGGCAATGAGGCTGGCGCGCAGTTCTGCTGGGAGTGCGGAAAGGATCGCCGGTAACAGCTGCTTAATGTTCTGAACAGCGCGCGGACGTTCGCTATCCAGCCAGCGAAAGATCTGCTGCTTGTTGTTGTGCAACGCGGCGTAATCAACAGTGCCGTCGCTGTGCTCTCCGATTTGCAGGATTGGTGAATGCAGACCGAGATCGAAATACGCTTTCGTTATTTTTATCGCGACCTGGCTTTGTGAGACTTCACTCGCCCAGTTGCGTAGCGCGTCTCTGATGTGGTTGTGCTTGATTTCCATAAATCAGACCTCAGGCCGCTGTTATATTAGATTGATGCTCAGGCGGGATTCCGTCTGTTGGATTCGGGTAATCCGCCGCGTTCAAATCATGAGGAGTTACTTGAAAGTCAGTTGCAGCGGCAATTTTTACGGCCATGCTTCCGCGTGGAGAGTGCCGGCCGACTACAACATGACTTACGTAACCTTGAGTGAGGTCGAGTTTTTTCCCGAACTCCTGCTGACTAATGCCCTTAGAAGAAAGGTATTCACCGAGTTTCATATGTGTCTCCGTTGAGTGATTTAGCAAAATACTAACATCGCTATTATTTATGTCAATAACGACGTTATTTTTTTAATAATAGTTTTAATATTAAAATCGAAGAATGAAGAGAAAACTCACCGACGAAGACCTGGCCGCAGCAAAAAGGCTAAAGGCTATCTGGACGAGCAAGCGCGCCGCGCTGGGGCTTACGCAGGAAAAAGCCGCCGACCTTTTGGGGTTCAATACCCAAGGGGCGGTTAGTCATTATCTGAATGGGGTGACTCCGCTTAATACCGACACGGTGATAAAATTTTCGATGCTATTGATGGTCAAACCGGAGGACATTAAGCCGGAATTGGCTGAAATACTGAGCTATGTAAGAAAAAGCCCTTCCCCTGAGGGCGCTCAGGAAAATTCAAGTTTAAGCGCTCTATCATCCCAGCATCGCGAACTGATCAGGCTGTTTGACAAAATGCCTGAAAGTGAAAAAATTCACCTTCTTAATCAGTTAGATGCAAAAGCTAAAGATTACGATAGACTCCTTGAAGAGCTGCTTGAACTGCGCAATAAATCCAGAAACTAAACCCTTTCCCACCCATGAAATCACCAGCTTTTGCTGGTTTTTTTTCGCTCAAGTGAAAAATAAATAACTATGCTATTGACGATAAATAATAGTAACGCTATTGTTTATCCCATCGACGGCACAGCAGCCTCGGGGTAACAGTTCTGACGGCGTGAAAGAACGCGAGGTATGACCAACGGCAGTTTCACTTAGCGGGGATTTGATAATGAGCATTGTAAAATTCAAAGATTTACCAGGCATCATTCAGGATAAAGCTGTTGACACCTTGTCTGCGTTGATTATCCAAGGCGGCACCCAAACTTTACGAAGTGGCGCGGTAGGGGCCGATAGCATTGGTGTAGTGCTGGCATTGAAAGTACGAGAGGCGTTTATCTCTCTTTACGCAGGCCCAGTAGATGGTGTTTCCAAAAATGAAAATCAGGTTTCAGATTTTTTCATTCAGCTCGACAAAGCTGAAATTCAATCCGGCGTAAGCCGTGTTAAATGGGCTGAGGGGCTTATCCGGCAGCTTCCAGAAAGTCATGACGGCCGCAATAGCTGGTTATTGAATTACGGATCTAAAGAATAGTTGCCGCGTGCCCTGCGAATCAGGGCACAACATGCAAGAGCATTGATGGAGGCGCAGTTAAAGCCTGTGAAGTTCGTGCTCTTTCAGTTGTGGTGGCAAAGGGTTGAAGGGTTTGCCTCGTGAAAAGAACGGTCGTAAAAACGACGCCGGAGCGTAACCGGCGAAAAGCCACCACAACAATTTAATCTCACCGGAGGATATATGAGCTATCGCGGCAAGGCATTTGTTTGGGCTTTTACAGTCTGCATTTTATTCTGGGCTAGCATATTAGGTCTGGCCTCTCTTATTTAAGGCTTCAATTATTGAGGTTTTAATTATGCAAATAAAAGTAATTTTAACCCGTTCCGAAATGCAAGAATCTGACCTTGATGAGGAAGATTTAAAAGAAGCGATTAAAGACCTCATCGATTCAGGGATTTATTTTAGTGAAATAAATGTTGATTTGGAAATATCTGGAATCAGGCAAGCGTAACAACTTTATTTAAGCGGGCTTTAAAATGGCGTGAATTGCAGCGTGAAAAAGCGCAACTGCGAAGATCAGCACCGCAGCACGCCAACTTAAAGCCTACTTAAAATATGCAGGCAGTAATCACATCCATTAATTATGCGAGGAATGACCAATGATTATCGAAGCACGCATTACCGGAAATGACATTATCGAAGGCATCACTGAGTTATCTGAAAAAGGCAACGTTATTGGTTACTTGGTTGAGCCTAACAAGCGCCAGGATTCAACCTCAATTGTTTCGCCTGACGGCAAAACACTCGGCGAATACTGCTGCACAGGACATGCGCTTAAAGCTGCATTTATCCATGCTCATGACCTGAAGGTTGATCAGGCAGAAGAAAGCGCCACGAAATACTCTGTAGCTGATTTATTGCTGGCTTCCCTGCTGAGCAGTCTGGCGCGTCATTAAATAGTAGGCCGGTTTATCCGGCCGTATTGAGATGAGTCCCACCAACGCCCCGAAAGTGGGGCTCATCCCAATACAGACGTAAAAAAGCCCGCATAGAGCGGGCAATTCTACCGGCTTAACGTCCCGGTGACGGCGAGTTCAGCGACCAAACCGAACTCAGCGAGGTATGACCAATGGCTTCCACCACTGGACGCCGTGATTATAGTGCGTAATGAGGCTTTTATGCAAACCAAACTACCGGCGACGGTAACAGCCACAATGTTTATCTTTGCCAAAAAAGATTTATGGGATGATGAATATAAAATCCATGTGATGAGCGGAGATATTTCCGGCTTACTGGATGGATTCATTCTTCTTGGTAGCGAAGAAATTACCGTTAATGTCCCAAAGGTTGATTTGGTTAATGGGGCTTTGTCTTTTTTGAATAAACAGAAAGAGGGTTTAATCACCACCACCGAAATTGCCGTGCGCGAAATAGATACCGAAATCCATTCTTTAATTAACTCTAATGCGAAGAAGTAAAACAGCGAGGAAATGACCAATGCCATTCTTTATTTGTGCTTTTTATCCAAAAAAATCAGCCGCCGCAAATGGCGCTGTGCCAGTTGCAACTTGCATTGATGTAAAAAGTGCAAAGCTTGCAGAAATGAAAGCCGTCATGTTGATTGAAGAATCAATTGATGGTGGAAGTGATAGTTTCTTTAAACCAAAAGTTTGCGAACTGACCGCTGAAATTAACGGTCGCCCTTCTGTCGGTGAATTTGATAGCACATGGCTCGAATGTAATGTCTGGAATGAAGAAACAAAAACCTTCGATAGCATCCCTACTCCGGCTACGGACGACCTGTCCGATCCGCTGGCCAGCGCTAAGGTAATTTTTGACCTGCCAATCCGTGAGCGTATTGCCTATGTGCTGATGTACGGCGCCGCACCTGCAGAACTGGACGCAGAGCAGCTCTCTAACGCGGTAGACATTTTAGCGGATGATGAAGCGCCAGAAGAAACCCGAGCCATCATTGATGGCCTGGCCGTGGTCCCAGCCATAAAGGCGATGTATCCGGAAAAAGTGGTAACCCTGATCGACACTATGCGCGCGCAGATTCCTCCATTCGATAACGCCGAAGACGTGACAACGTTCGCCGAAAAATGGGTTGCTAAGGCTGAGGAACGTAACCCGGTTAAAACCAGCGCTGACCTACCGCGCACCTATGACACGCTGGATATGGAAGTGGCCCTGCACGTATTGGGCGTCAATCCTGATGAGGCGAAGGCATCCGACATCCGTGATGCAAAACATTTGAAAGATAATCGTGACCCGGCGTGGCGTGGCTGGGCTACATCGCTGCGAGTTGTTCCGGGGATCCTCGACATCCCACGCGGTGAACTCTGGGCGCTCATGGCTGATGGCCATAAAGATCTGAAGCTTATTGAAGATGCGGACGCGCGTCGCGATTACGTGAGCAGCAAGCTCCACGGCCACCCGTTGTTACCCGACTACCAGCCGGTCACCACAAAGGTTCAAAACCTTGGCGGTGGCAAGTTCTCCATTGAAGATCTGGCCGGGACTGGCGCCACAAATGAAGTCGAAAAAACGGAAGTGGTCGAAGAACAGCTTACCGAACTGCAGGCCCATATTCGGGATCTGGTGACGGGGAAAACCAATGTCGTTTCAGCGGATGAAATGGCGCAACTGCTGACCGAAAAAGGGCTGGGTGCGCGCTTGCTGGTAAATAAGCTCGCTAAGGATTACGAATTTTCCGGTAATGCCTTCGGATTCCTTAAAGTGGATGAGATTCATCACCTGACGCTTGATGTCGTTGAGTCGTGGATCCCTGACCAGACCGACCGCATCGCTTTTATTACTGAGCGCGTGAAATTTTACATTGATGACCGCACCAATAAAGGAACGGTTGAAAAACCTGTGGCTGAAACAAAACCGGCTGAAACCGCAACAATGGCCCCGAAAACTGAAACAGTTCAGGAAAAAACCGCATCAGAAACGGTAGAACCTGCATTGCCTGAAAATACTGTGGCCGCTGCTCAGGATGATTTCAGGCAACGCGCAGCAGCGCTGGAAAGCGGTCTGTTGGAGAAATCAGAAGCAGTGCTTGAAAATCTCCATATCTGGAAACAGGTTCAGAGCACTGACCCGCGCTATACCAAACCACTGGCGGGATCAGGGTTCGCTGGCACCAGCATTAACTCTGAATACATGATCATGCGGGCCACTGAAATCTTTGGCCCTGTTGGCACCGGCTGGGGGTATGAAATTGTTGAAGATCGCATGATTAGCGGCGCCCCTCTGTCCGAAGCCATTTTTGAGGACAAGAAATTCATTCGGAATGCCCTGCTACGTGATGCCGACGGCACCCTCATATTCGAACTTAATCACGTGCTCAGGATTAACTTCTGGTACGTCATTGAGGGCGATGTGCGCGGAGAGGTAACGGCATTTGGCTCTACTCCTTACATGTACAAATCCCAAAACAAAGGGATCATCGCTGACGGCGAGGCTCACAAAAAAAGCCTCACCGATGCCATCAAAAAAGCACTGTCTGTTCTCGGGTTCTCTGCAGATGTGTGGCTGGGCTGGCACGATATGCCTGAATATCTGGCTGACAACGCCATCGAGTACAGCATCAAAAACGCCAGCGATAAGGCAGAAGACACGGTGCGCCTGCGCAAAGAACTCGATGAGAAATTTGCTGCTAATACCGAAACGATGAAAAGCGCTGTTACTGCCAACGAAGTGACCAAAATCGCCTCATCCCTTAACCGCACTATCGGTGTTCACCTGAAGAACGCCAAAGCCGTCAACGATACGGAACATGCACGTTATCTCGAAACGCGCCTGCGCCGCCTGGAAGAAATCAAAACCGAATGTCTGAAAAAATTCACTGAGCAAGGGGAAAAAGCATGAGCGTACGTACCATTGATTTAGCTATCGAAATGAAAAAACTGCAGGCGCTGGCGGAAGACGGCGAACTGACTCCCGAAATGATCGCAGACACACTGGAAGGTTTGGAAGGCATGCTGGGTGACAAGCTGGACGCCACGATGTCCGTCGTCCGCGACTTCCTCGGTAACGTTGAGAAGTGTGACGCGGAATCCAAGCGCCTCGCTGAACGTAAAAAAATGTGGACCAATCAGGCTGAGTTGCTCAAGAAATACATGCTCGACTGCATGATCACTGCCGGTAGTGACAGCGTTAAAACGGCAACCAACACATTCAGCGCGCGCAAAGGCTCATTGCGCCTCGTTGTCGATGACGAAGAATCACTGCCTGACGACTTCGTTGAATCGTACACGCAAATCGTCAACAAGGTGAAAAGCGACGAACTCAAAAAAGCCCTGCAGGCTGGTACCGAGATTAAAGGTGCCCATCTGGAAACCGGTCCTCGCTCTCTGGCCGTCCGCTAAAGATTGATTCCTGAAAATCAAAACCGTACCGGTCAGCGTGACAATATGCTGACCGGTCAACCTAATGAGGTATGACCAATGGCTAGAACAGTGCTGATTATGGACTGGGCGCGGGGGGAGTTATCAGAGCCTATCCCATGCCAGGCCACAATCCTTAAAGACGCTAAATGCGGTCTAATTTCTCCCCCACCTTTCAAATCAGGCAGACACTGGCGCATTGACCCATCAGCGCGCTACGTTGGGAAAAGGGAGCAGCCGGTCATTAAAAGCGACGATAACCCCCGCTTGAAGAGGATTTTAGGAGATGGCGCGCCCACGTAAATACAACGTTAATATCCCCGGACTCTCCTGCTATACCGACGCCAGAACCAAAAAAGTGTACTGGCGCTACAAACACCCTGAAACAGGAAAATTTCACGGACTCGGGGACAATGCCGAAGAAGCCCGGACCATCGCCATCGATGCCAATACGAGGTTAGCAGAGCAGCAGATGGTTAACCTGATCAACGTCCGCAATGAAATCAGTCGTGAGGTAAAACGGGGGATCACGGCAAACGCATGGATAGAAAAATATCGCGATATACAGCATGACAGGGTAAAGGCGGGAGAAATAAAACCGGACACGGCAAAAAACAGGGAGCCGGCACTGCGAGCTTTTATCAGCCTGTGCGGGATTATGCCACTTTCGGAAGTGGGAGCCAGGGAGATTGCCAGCATTCTTGACGTGTATATCGAGAAGGGTCAGGGAAGAATGGCGCAAGTTGTCCGCGCAACACTCAGTGATATTTTTAAAGAGGCGCAGCACGCCGGAGAGGTACCGGTCGGGTATAACCCCGCACTGGCAACGAAAAAACCAAGGATGAAAGTTTCGAGGACCCGCCTGGCGTTCAGTGAGTGGCAAACTATTTACGCCGCCACAGCAGACCTGCCTGAAGCCGCTGGCCGCTCTATGCTTCTCGCTCTGGTTACGGGGCAACGAGTTGGGGATTTATCATCGCTCAAATTTTCGGATATCTGGGATGACAGGCTGCACATTGTTCAGGAAAAGACAGGGGCAAAAATAGCCATCCCACTGTCGCTACGCTGTAACGCATTGAGCGTTTCACTGCGTGACGTCATAGCCGAATGCCGCGATGACGTTCTGAGTAAATGGATCCTACACCACCACCGCTCGCTCAAGAATTGTGAGAGAGGCGGCCAGGTGATGAAAGATACACTTTCTCGTTATTTTGCAACGGCGCGGGATTTGTCAGGCTTGAAGTGGAATGGAGGATCGCCGCCGACGTTTCACGAACAGCGATCTTTATCTGAAAGGTTGTATAGCGAACAGGGGATTAATACGCAGGTTCTTCTTGGACACAAAAGCAGCCAGATGACAGATAAGTATCATGACGATCGAGGGAGGGGATGGAAGGAAGTTGCTATTTAATTATCGACCGGTTTTGCAGAAGAATTTTGCAGGAGTTTTGCAGAAGAAAAACTTTCTGAATAGTTTCATCCAGTTAAGCCCTTACACGCCTGCCTTGTACCCAGGCACGTCAGGCGCTGGAAGAAAAAGACATTGCCGACGCACTGCGTCGTAAAGCGGAGCAAAAGGAAATTGACCGCGTGACACTGAGCGCCAAACGGCTGGCCGTCTGGGGCAGCGTTTACGACAATGAGGGACTGGCGCGCAAGGCCAAGCAAATGGAAAAACACGTGGTGCGCATGAAGGAAGATCAAACTGACGTCACCGCAGGCAATCAGTGGAAACTTCGCCTGAACGGCGAAGCGCTGGCGGCGGATCGCGTGCTGGCGCTGGCTGATTTACAGGTGCGACCGGCGCCTGATGCCCCGGTGCTGTTCACCCTTGATGAAATGCGGGTGAAGAGCGGCGATCGTATCGCGCTGGTCGGGCGTAACGGTTGCGGTAAATCATCCCTTCTGCACAGTTTGTGGCAGGCGTTTATCTGCCCGGAAACGACGGTCAAAGGCGTGATTTTCCACCCGCGCGTGCGAATGGGTTATTACGATCAGAACCAACATCAATTGCAGGATAACGATTCGCTTTCTGATGCCCTGGCGCATTTCGCGCCGCTGACCGAAGAACAGCGAAAAATGGCGCTGATTGGCGCGGGATTTCCGTATATCCGTCATCAGCAAAAAGTGAGCACGCTCAGCGGTGGCGAACGTTCACGGCTGCTGTTTATCGGCCTGACTCTGGCGAACTATTCCCTTTTGTTACTTGATGAGCCGACCAACCATCTGGATCTGGAAGGTAAAGAGGAGCTGGCGGAAACGCTGAAAACCTTCAGCGGCGCAGTGCTGATGGTTTCCCATGACAGGACGCTGATCGAGCAAAGCTGCAACCGTTTCTGGCTGATAGACCAGCAGCGTCTGGAAGAATGGCATTCCCCCGCGCCGGTGTATGCGATTCTGGCAGGCGCGGTTCCTCCTGCCGACGCGCCGGTGTCGGACGTGAGGCTGGAAAGCGTGGTGATTCAGGAAACTGAAGAGGAACGCTTGCTGGCGACACTGATGGCGCTGGAAAACAAGCTGGAAGACGACCTGGCGCGCAAACCAAAGCATCAGAAACCGGAACTGCAACGCCAGTGGCAACAAAAGATTGATGAACTGAATGCGTTGCTGGATCTGCTTTAA